ACGTCGGTCTTGCAGTTCTCGTCGGAGAACATGGACATCATACCGCCCATTCCCCCGCCACCGCCTCCACCACCCGAACCACCACCACCCATAAGACCGCCGAGCATGTCCATTGGACCGCCGCCCTTTTTCTCTCCACCGCCGCTATCTTCCATAGAGCCTTGGTTACGCCCCGATGGAGCACCCGCAGAGGGCTGAAAACCACCGGAAGCGCCACTACCGCCCGCTTGGTCTAAGAATTCACGGACGCGGCCCGAGCCGCCTTTGATGCCGGTTTTATTGTCTTCGTCAGACATACCCATCGCGCCAGAGCCGCCCATCGACATCCACGAAGACGTACTGTCAGCAGTGCCGGACTTAACACCGGAGTAGGTGCCCTCAGACCACGCGTCACCGATGTTCTTATTCTTAGCGCCGTTTCTAGAGGCCACAGACGCTTGCTCTTGGTTGTTCACGGCGTCCTCGACCTGAGCCGCCTTACCGAGTTCGTTACCTTGAAGCTGACGACCCGCGAGTTGACGCCCGAACTGAGCATCTTGAGCGCCCTGCGCTTGCTGCCCGAGAGAGCCCATCATGTTGCGGGTGGACTGAAGACGTTGCTGCGTATCCGCCATACGCTTCTGAGCGATGTCGGTTTGTGCCTTGGCGAGCATTTCGTTTTTGTTACCTGCGAGGCCCGAGAACGCCGCGCCCGCTGCGCCAGAAGAGGTACCACCGAGTCCACGACGGTTAAGGCTCTTGGAAACGTCTTGTTCTTGTTGCCCGAACTGGCGAGCAATGTTGCCTGAGGCTTGGCCGTAGGCTTCGTGATCTTGAGGTTGGAGCGAGTAACCGCGTGCCGCGAGGTCTTTTTCTTCGGTGCCGAGTCGGTCTTGCAGACCACCTTCGCCGTAAAGCCCTTTAGTTAGGTCGCCGTTACGGATCTCGTCCGCAGCCATACGAGAGCCGGTGATTCCGTTCGTCGCGGGGTCTTGCTTATTTACGAAGTCGTAGTAGGCGCGTGCTCGCGAGTTTTCGACGGAGTAGTGATTACCCTCTTTCGGCCCGATACCGAACAACCCACCGACGCTTGATACAACATCACCCATCTTATAATTCCTTAAACAGCCAAATAGCGTCGTTAGACGTAGAGTAGAGGCGCATTCCGTAACTCTGAAGCACTTTTAGAGACGTATCGGGGTTGTTCGCTTTTACGTTCACGGAGCCGAACATGAGGCGGCATCCCTTTTCTTTCGCGATATCCGCCACTTTATCCGCCATCTCAGTAGCGACGTGAGTCTTCCGCGCTTCGGGCTTAACCCACAGGTCTTGTATATACACGTGTGGAAAGCCCACGCCGGGGACGCAGTTGAAGCCGTAGGTGAGGAAACCGTGCTCTGTCTGGAGCATCTCTTTGTTCTCGGTTTCTTTGAGGTAGCGTGCGTACATTAGGTGTAGTATTCCTCGATGAGAATAACGCCGGAACCTCCGGCGCCCCCTGGGTACGGCCCACCACCCGCAGTTCCCGCCGCGCCCACTGAGTAGGAATACATCGTCGCCGGGGTCGTTATATTAGCGTGGATGTAACCACCTGCACCACCCGACCCGCCCGCTTGTGTACTCGATCCTCCACCACCACTACCCCCACCCGAACCTGAATTTGTGGCCGCCGCCACACCCGGAGCTTGGCCGTAACCACCACCACCCGCTCCACCTAATGGAGAACACGCCCCATTAACCCCGTTGTCACTCGAAGCAGGACCCGCTCCACCGCCCGAGCCGCCTGAAAGAGCGATGCCCGTTATACCCCGAGGTAAGGTCGCAGTTCCGCCCGCGCCGCCGCTCGGGGTAGTATTCCCACCGTTCCCACCCACACCTCCGGTCGCCGTAAGAAAAGAGGTTCCGAAAGTCGTGCTCCCCCCGTTACCCCCCACGGTTCCGCTGGAGCTACCGCCACCGCCACCACCGCCGCCGCCCACCATAAGGATGCGTAAGTAGGTTACACCTACTGGCGTCGAATACACACTACTACCAGAGGTAATTAACGTAATTGTTGGTGTTGGACTCCTCGGAATACCGAGAAGGTCTTTAGCACTCATTAGTAATCACCACCCACAGCACAAACCATGACGCCGGAAGCAATCGCGGTTCCGATAGTCGCGTTGATCTTATATCCAGGCTTCAGCACAAGGTTACAATTCCAGGTCATAGGAACGCTCGCGGCGGTCTGCGACGCGGTGTTAGCCGCCATCGTGAACTCCTGGACTAGCGCGTTGTTCGCTGCGGTGGCGTTGGTCGAGCCGTTATTCACGAAGATCCGAACTACGGTGGCGATGTTGGTCCCGAGGTGCCAAAGGGAGATGCTCTCGACCTTAGACCCGTTAGTGGCGTCCGCAGTAAATACTGTAGCTACAGTGCCGGTGCCATCGAATGCGGTGTTTGCACTTACTCCGGTGGAGACGTACTGAATCGCGGTCTGCTTAGAAAAAATCGGGGTCGTATTAGCGGCCATTGGTCGCCTCCTTAAGTAAAGTTACTAGCTTGATAAATACGCAACGAGGCGGGCACGGCACTCGGAGCGCCCACCGTGAAGGCGGTCCCACCAGCGTTGATTTGGAACACGTCCCCCGGCGACTGCGCCGCGAACGATACACTGATTCCGGTCCCGCCTTGCGTGACGAGAACAAGGGGCTGCGTAGTCATGTAGCCCGTTGCGTTAGTACCCACAACCTGCATTGAGGTCTGACTGGTGTACATGAGGTTGTTAAGCTGCAAGTTTGTGTAGCTAAGTCCCGTGGTGTTGAGAAGAGTCTTGATCGCGGTGAACTTACCATTCACTTCGCTAGACAGGATCTTAGTGAAGGGTACGAAGTCTGAGGTTGGGTATGTTAATGCGGGCACGGGTTACTCCACCACGATTAAATTACTGAAGCTCGCCGTTGTAGTGGCGGGTATGTTTGCGGTAAAGCTCTCAACGCGCATAGGCTCTGTGCCGAGCGGTGGGTACTCTACCGTGAAGATTACGCTGAGGGACTGCTGAATGGTCAGCGTCCAGTTTCCACTCGAATTGGTCGTAGTCGTGAGCTGGGCGGGTACGATAAGCGACGTACCAGACAGCGAACTCTGGTTCACACGCGCCGAGACTTCGAGCGAAGCCGCCGCTGTACCACTTGGATCAAGAATGTTGCCGCTAACTGCGCAGGTTGCCATTACTGTTTAAGTCCTTTTTCGGTCCAGATAACGCTGTATCCATAGATCGTGACAGGCTCATCAACCCCGTCGTTACGGAACCGGAGCCGGATGCAGTCGCCCTCGGAGTTACCCGCCGTGTTGTTCAGATTGAACACAATCCCGTTAAGGCTCTGGGTGTAGTCGTCCCAGTACGCCGTGTCCCAGTAACCAACGTCCCACAGCGCAGCGGCGCTCGATGACGACGTAGTGACGGAACCGAGTAGGGTGGACTTCTCGGTCAACCCTTGGCGATACCCAGCCCAGTAGTCGAGCGTGAGGTCCCAGTCCCCGATCGCGTCAACCCAGGCGATGACCTTGTGAAAGCGTTTGTCCTGGTTCGGGGAACCGAGGTTAAGAAATGGGCTGTAGTACTGGAAGTCAATCCCGGTGCCGCTGTCGCTATATTGTTGGTACGCCTTGAAGAGAGATCCCGTCGCGTTGCCCGTAACCATGATCTCGTCGGAAGATGCGGAGGGTAAGTACGCCTTAGCCGCGTAAACAGGGACCGCCTCGTCCGTATCAATGACGAAAGTACCGTCGATCATCCGGCCCGAGAGCGTGCTTTCAACGCCGGGGAGGGTAAGACGGAGGTCCATCTTAATTACGAGCGATTGGTCACCATATTGTTTACTGGAAACGAACCAGTAAACCATATTACGGTTACGGAAGTAGGAGCCCACACCGTACTGAAGCAGCGTCTTGTTAATGTCGCCATCCACCATGAAGAAGGGCTCAATCGGGCGCGAGACGTAAATAGGCTTACCGGAGCCGTCCCAGAGGTAGATACCCCGGTAGTCAATCCAGGTGAGGAACCCGTTAGCAAGCGCGATAAGCGCCTGGTTAGCGCAGCCCACGGTGTCAATGAATGACAGCGTTACGTCGGTATAGTCGTTACCCTTGACGAGCCATAATTCGCGCTCTTTGAACACGGCTAGGTACTCGTCGTTACCATAATCGGTGTTAAACGCGATAACAGCAAGGCCCGTGATAGGCCCCCCAGAAGGGATCGTGATGGTGTTGACCGTAGGCCAGGACTCAGGGATGTTTAGGTCCGAGATGCGCAGCGTAGAGCCCGTAGCGGTCGCTAGGCGACGCTTCCAGAGCGTGAGTACGTTATACGTTCCGGTCGGTAATGGGGAATTGTCCAGCACCAGGGAGTCAACCCGAGGCACGTTCTGCGTGAGGAGGGAGGCGCTGCCCGTGTCAGTAAAGGACACGGTGTTAATCGGCATTACGGTGACGAGATCGCCGGTAGTGAACCCATCAGACCCGCCGACCGCTGAGCGGTACAGGTTAACCGACGTGTAGGTCACGGCGTCAACCGAGGTCAGGCTTGAGAAGGTGAG